CCACACTACAAATTGACGGAACAGAATTCACTCTGCGCCCCAAGAGCGCAGAAAACGTGCGCGCGCTCTGCGCCAGCATCAAAGCAAAGGGCAAGGGGCGCAAGTTCAAGCCCGAGCGCGAGCAGCTTAAGATGGCGCGCCAGTACCCGACGCGCGCAGAATCAACGGGTGAGTACGTGCGCCAGTACGAAATGCTGAACGGGAAGATCATGCCGTCTTGCGTTGCGCGGTTCGCGCCGCTCAATGATCGGCCAACGACACAATATGACCCGACGCAACCCGTCGTTGAAGAGGCGCTCACATGAAAATCAAACTTGAAAAGTGCGTTGCCGCGCTGGCGGCGGTCAACGGCCAAGCGTCCGAACACACCTACACGCCGCACGCGCTGATGGCGGTCGCCGAACGCGCAGAGGCGCAAATGGACGCGCTGGGGCTGACCCTCGCGCAGCGCGCGGGCGCTGTGGTGCATTGTGTGAGCGGCGGCAGCGTGCCGAACGCGTACAAGTACTCGCGCGCGCTGACTGGCGCGACGCTCACCCGCACTAGCGGCGGCTGGTGGCTCACGGCGGCGTCACGCGTTAAGGCATGGGACGGGCGCGAGGCGCTGCACCTGACCAAGCAGCAAGACGCCGCCGCCATCGCGCACCTGCGAAAGGGGTATCGATGTCTTTAGTACTCGCGGCGGTGATCGCCGCTATAATCGTCCTGATCCTTGACCTTTGATGCCCCGCCTAGGCGGGGCTTTTTTTCGTCCAAACTTAGGGTAAACACCTAGTGCTGGTTAGGGTTTTCCCTGATGACAGTTGTAAAATAATGCCTTACAATAAACTGTCACCAACAAAAAGGAGCGACGTTATGCGGTACAAAATTCCACGTACTTACTGGGAAGATTTTTCGGACCGCTGCCCGTGCGATCACCCAGACGAACTGCCCGAAGAAATTAGCCTTAGCGCGCGCGGCGCCGTCATCGAAGCAAACCCCGCGCAGGTCGCATGCTTGCTAGGAGACGCCAAATTCTACGCGGAGGGAAACACCGACGACACGCCCCGTGCGGTCATATCGGGCGCGCGGCGCGTCGTCGAACTTCTAGCCTAGCCCGCGACAGCGGGCTTTTTTTCGACCATCGCGCGCAGGTCGGACTTAGGCGTGTCAATCATTTCTGGCGCGCAGAAAACGTGCTTCTTGCTGTTGAATTCGCGCGAGTGTAGGCGACCCATGTCAACCCATCCGGCTTCCTTGAGCGCGTGAAACAGCGCCGCCTGCGGTGGCGTCTTAACGTGCGCGGGGAACTGTACGCGATCCAGAATCGAATGGAATGGCGACCCAATGACGCCTGGCGCGAAATCCCGCACGCGGCCCTTAATGGCGGCAACAAGCGCGGCCTCGGCGGGACTCATGGCGGCGTCAACCAGGATCGCTTTCGCTTCTGTCATGGGGGGCGGGGCTGTGGGACACCAGGCGCTCACATCATAGGCGGCGAGGTAATGCGCCACATGGGCGAACCCGTTTTGGCGCGTGTACCATGTCCACAGCGCGGAGGCATCGGCCTCGAACAGTTTGTCCGCATCGCACCACAGCACGAACCAACGCCTATCTTCAGAGGGCAGGCTGATCGCGCCGCGTTCGTTCGTGAAGGCGACAACCAGAATTCGATTCAAAGCAAGGTAAGGGTGTAGCCCTTTTCGATTCACGGGCAGCAACTCAGGGGGCGCAGCGATCAGGGGTTTAAGGGTGTTTTCAATCGCGCGGCGGTCTTGCGCCTGGGACTGGCGAAGCTCGGCTATCTCCATTACTTCACACTCAAGCGCGTACCCCCATTGGGAGGTTAGTTCGTCATTCTTGACTAGCGAACAGTTCGACTTAGTGTCGCCGCCAATGGCCCAGAAGAACGGGGCCATCAGGGTATCCTTGCCGCTGCCGTGGTTGCCACCTAGCAGAATCGCATGGTTGATTTTGATGGCGGGGAACTGTACCTTATGGGCCAACACGCTCAAGAAATGCGCGCGTTCGGCGGCGTCTGGAATCATCCGCTCGACATGGCGCAGCCACGGGCCAGGATCGCCCGCGAGAGGCGTGGGGCGCTGGTTGCGCCAGCGGTTGCCGTAGACCAGCCCCTCACGGGTGACCAACATGGACGATCCGGCAGCGTAGGTGATGCCCGTTAGGCTGTGCGCGCCGTTAGCCTGGCGGTTCTCATCGAAGCAAATCGACGCCTCAATGCGGCGGGGCTTCGCACCATGAATCGAGGTGCAGGGAACGTGCCGGTAGATGGCGTTGAAGGTCGCGCGAGAAATCAGGCGCCGGTCATCAAGACTGAAAAACGATTCGTCGTCCTGAACGTAGGCCCATTTCGCCCACCAATCGGCCTTTTCCATCCGGCCCAATTCGCGCTGTTCGACCGATGCGACGATCTCGGCGGCGCGGTCGGGGAACTCTGGCGAGGGGTTCAGTTTGTCCGAAACGGTTCGCATCGCCTGCGCCATCAACTCAGACCGGAATCCATGCGCGTGCTTAGGGCCGCCTTCAGCGGCGACCCAGGCAAGAAACGATTCTGACCCCCAATCCTGGCAATGCCCGTGAAAGCAGGCAAAAGCGCGCGAGGCGGGAAGATAACGGGCGCCGATCTGGCCGTCGCTGTGTTCGGCGCTGTTGGGGCACTTGATGCCCCACCATCCGCTGCTGTTGCCATGCTCCAGCACCTCACCGCGCCCTGACAGCCACTCGACCACATCATCGGGGGCGGCGTCCACAGCCACCCCCACCACGCTGCCGCTGTTGGCCTCGGCGGGCGTTACCTCGAGGGCGGCGCAGATCTCGGCCAGCGTGTACTCACGCTCCTTGTGCATCTCGACCAGCCGGGAGGCGAAACCGTTCTTGTGGTTGACTGACCCGGGGATGCGGAAGTTGCGAACGGGGTTGATGGCGCCGGGGTCGGTGTAGCCAGCGGCGGCGATGGCGATGATGGCGGCGGCGAACTGGTGCTTAGTCGGCTGGTCGCTGAACGTGTAGCCCCACTGAAAGTTACCTGGCGACGTTTCCATGATCCATGTCGGGGGCAGGGGCGGGGTCTTGCTCTTGGTGCCAATGTCGTCCAGCACCATGACCAGCACGTGCTCGATGTTCGCGCTGCTGGCCGACACATGGCCGTCGCGGAAGCGGTCAACGATGTAAGAGCCGGTGTTGCCGTACCAAGCGCCGCCAGCGGAGTACTTATGCGGCAGGAACGCGGGGTAGGTAAAACCCTCCCCCTTGGGCTTTTGCTTGACGATCAGGAAGGTTTCGCCTTCAGCAGCTAGGGAACACAGGTAATCAATCATTTGCCGTAACGCTCCATTGTTTTGACTTCAGCCTTAAGAGGCAAATCCGCCGCCCACGCGGGCGGGGTACACATAATTCGTTCGAGATCAGGGCAAGCGCCCTCGACGACGATTTCATCGTGGACGTGCAGGACGACGTTCGGCACCTGACGCAGCGCATGGCGCAACAGGTCGTTGGCGACCGCCTGGGTGATGTTCTCGCAGGCCAGACCCTTCCAGAGTCGAGCGCGGGGCCACTCCTTGGCATCTTGGGCTGGCTTCCATGCGGCCTTCGCGTAGGTGATGCCGTCCTCCTCGATGCGGGCGAACGGGTAGCAGAGGATACGCCCCGAAGGCAGCGCGTACCATAGGTGCTGACCATTGAAACAGTACGTCACCCGCGCTGTCTTGATGTGCTCGCCGGGGTTTCGCATGGCGGCGTTGTAGGCCCACTCAAGGTTCGACCAGTAGCGCACGGCCCAGCCGTTCGCCCTGCGCCACGCCTCGACCGTGCGGCGTGCCTCGGCCTCGGGCATCTGGATGCTGTACGCACGGCCCATCGCAGCAAAGGCGTTATGTCCGCCGCCGAAACCGCAGGCGAGGATGGCGACCTTGCCGATCTGGCGCTGCTCAGGGGTTACCTCGCGCACGTTGAACATCTTCTGGGCTTCGTTGACGTAGATGTCACCGCCAGCGCGGAATACGTCCAGCACTTCGTCGCCCTCGGTGGACAGCCACGGCGTCAGCCGCGCCTCGATGGCCGACCAGTCCGCGACAGTAAAAGGCCCTCGCATGGAGGGCCGGAGCATGGTCTTGAGCACGTCAGTAGTGCGAACGCCGAACTCAGGCACGACAGACCGGCCCTCGACGATGGCGGCGCGGACGGCCTCGGGGTCTTTGTGGCACTTGCGCCCGAAGTTGTGGACTTGCAGACCGTAGGACGACGCCCTGCCGGTGGCCGATCCACCGGCAAAGACGAACGCGCCTCGGACGCGCTGATCCTCAACGTCCGCCAAGTCGGCCATGCGCTGGAACTTGGCGACCGACGACGCCCAGAGGTCGTCGGCGGACTGGATCACCTCGCGCACGTCAGAGTCAAGGTCGGTCGTCAACAGGTTGGCGCGCACGGTCTTGTCGATGGACTTCTTGCCATCGACCATCATCAGCTTCTGGCCTTCTTCGTCGAGCCGGTCGTACACCCAGTCGCGCATCTTCGGCGAGCGCACGGTCGGCACAGCGCCCTGCGTCACCTCGACGACGATCTCTTGGATGTCCTTGACTTCCTGCGCCGCGTACTTGACAGCGCCACGGGCCAACGCCACGTCGACCAGCACACCGCGATCATTGATGCGCTCGTTGACGTGGTAGTCTGTTATCTCCTCTGTAGACAACTGGCGCAGGCCGGTGCTAATGGCGCGCATCGCCCGCACGTCCTGCTCGCAGTAACGGTAAAGTTCTGGCAGCAAGGCGGTGTTGTAGGGAGGGATGCAGCACTGGCGCACCAGATGCCCGCCCCGGTGATCCTTGCGCATCGACGCGCCGAAGAACCGGCCCACGTCCTCAAGCGAGCCAGGCGCACAGTTGGCGCGGGCTTGCGTGGCGGTGCAGTAGAACTGCTCCAGCTTGAACTCGATCTGTAGGACGTACCAGAAGATCAGGCGCTCGAACGCTGCGTTATGCGCGCGGATCTCGCCGGTGAACTGGGCGACATCTACGGGAAACGGCTGGTCTGGAGTCCAAGTGACGACAGGTTCATCGTCGAAAGCGAACGACATACACAAAACCTCTGTGCTGGCGTCCTGAGCGTAGTTGTAAACGCCTGCGGTTTTTAGGTCGCAGGCGCTACGGGTTTCAAATCAACCCAAAGGATCACGGCATTTATTCCGTGATTGCCCGACGACGACGGGCAGGAGCCTCAACTTCTGCTGGCTTCGCCTCGCCTTCCATGCCGATCCACGCCTCCACCTCGAACAGCGGGGTGTAGATGCGACCGAAGGACTTGTGCATATAGTGTTCCTTCTTGAGCCGGATCACAGGCACAGGCGACTCAGGGCTGCCGTCCACGCGCTCGGCGATCTTGATGCCCATCGCCTGCACGGCGCGCTTGCCGCCGACGCTGGTCACCGTGTAACGCACCTCAAGACCTTCGTCTTCACCCTTGATGCACTTCATCGAGAGGCCGACCTGCTCTTCCCAGCCGCGCTTGGCACCGGGGGGCGCGCTTTCGAGTTCTGGCAGCGGCGAGGTGATTGAGGTCATCTTCTCGCCCAACACTTCACCTTCACCCCACGCGATGTAGCCGTGGACGAAAGAGAACGGGTTGACGGCCCACAGCGAGTCGGCATCGACCTCGGTCTGGTCAGCGCCGAAGACCCAATGGCCGGTCTTGTCCATCTTGATGATGGCCGTGCCGCCAGCGGCAGCGGGAGCGATTTGGCGCAAAGCGACGGCGACGGCACCGATAGAACTGTTTTGGACTACTGGAAACATTTGTTTATCCTTGGAGTTTAGAGAGGGCCGACTTCAATTGCGACCCGAGTTGCAAAACTTGCGGGCGTGGATCATCCACATCTGCAAGCGTGGTACCCGAACTGATAGCAACCGCCGAGCCTTCCGGCAGCGCGAGCTTCAGCTTTTTGAGCTTCTTCTCGACGACAGCAGGTGAGGACATCTTTGTCTCCATCAGTTCAGATTCTGGAAGGTGTTCGAGCAGCAGCGCCTTCGCTGTCTCCTCGTTCGCCCATGATCGTGTCGCGCGCTTGGCGACCAGTTTGTAGCCTGGAACCGTTGCACCGGACTCCAGCATCGTGAACGCCAACGCACGAAGTTCAGCAATCCATGCCTCCAGTTGGTCAGCGGTCTTTAAGTATCCGCCAATCAGATCGGCAGGTAAAGCAGCAATCTGTGCTGTCTTGACCCGCTCGACCTCACCGGTCATTACTGGACACATGGGCTTGGCCGCGCACCACTTGCACCACTTGCCAGCCGACAGCATGGCGTCGTCTTGCTTGGCCTCCAAGACGGCAGACGCCAGTTGCACCTCGAACAGATCAAGGCGTTCGGGCGTTGTCTCCCACACCTTGATGCTGGGCGGCTGCACGATGACGATCTTGACCTTGGTGGCGTCCTTGAATATCCACTTGGTGTCAGGTGTACGCCGCGCAGCGCAAGCGTAGAACAGACCTTGTGCGTTCTCCTCGGCCTCGACGGGAACGCCAGATCCGAACTTCCAGTCCAGCACCACCGCCGTGTCACCGATCCGGCCCAGCAAGTCGGCGCTGCCGAACACGCCGGGGAGGAAGTCACCGAAGCCGACGCGCTGCTCGACTTCGTAGTCCATCTGGTTGTCTGGGTCGATGCTGTTCAGCAGACGCATGGCGGGCAGCAACTTGTCCTCGACCAGTTCCTCGGTCAGGATCTGCTCGTTGTACTGACGCCCGATCAAGTCCTTGGCGCTGGTCACCTTAAGATCAAGCAAGTCAGCGATGCAGTCGTGCAGCAGGGTGCCTTCGTCAGCAAAGGTGCTGGACGGCTTAGGCGGCATCTTCGCCACCAACGCCACCGAACCGGGGCAGTTGATGACGCGCTCGGCGGTCGAGCCGCCCACGATATTAGAGTGCTTCATCAGTCTTTTCCTCGCTGGTGAAGTGGACGTTGGGCGAGTAGGAGTACGTCTCCATCTGTACGGTGTTGAAGTCTCCCTCGGGGAAGTGCTTCTGCGCCCAAGTGAGCAAAATCTCGTTGATCTCAACGGCGTTTAGTGTGAGTTTCATGTTGACTTTCGTTTAGTGAAGGGGAGCAGCCATGCTAACATCACCAAATGACTTGTCAACAACTTTTTGAGGCTTTATGCTTGAACGTGACGTTGAACGGTATTTGACCAAGCGCGTCGAGGCTATCGGTGGCCGCGCGTACAAGTTCGTCAGCCCCGGCAGGGCGGGCGTGGCCGACCGGATCGTGTGCCTCCCATCGGGGGAGACGTGGTTTATCGAGGTCAAGACCGAAGGCGGTCGGATGTCCGCGTTGCAGAACGTCTTTGCTGAAGATATGTGCCGGATGAACCAGAAGTACATGGTCGTCTGGAGTAAACAACAAGTTGACCTTTTTCTATCATGAACCTAAGACCATACCAAGAGACAGCGGCTGACTTCTTGTACGGGCGTGACCGCGCGATGATCCTCGCGCCAGTCGGTGCAGGCAAGACCTGCATCACGCTGACGGCGATGCAAGGGTTGGGTAAGTTCCTCGTCGTCGCGCCTAAGCGCGTGGCTGTGTCGGTCTGGCCGACCGAGACTAAGAAGTGGGCACCCGGGCTGTCGGTGGCCGTGTGCGTCGGCACGCCAGCGCAGCGCGTGAAGGCGCTGATGCAAGACGCCGACATCACGGTCACCAACTACGACAACTTGCAATGGCTGTCAAAAAATATGCGCCCGTTCGACGGGATCGTGTTTGACGAACTCACACGGCTGAAGAACCCATCCGGCGCTCGGTTCAAGGCGCTGCTGAAGGTGATCGACCCGATCCAGATCCGTTGGGGTCTGACCGGATCGTTTACTTCGAACGGTCTGGAGGACGTGTTCGGCCAGTGCAAGATCATCGACCAGAAACTGCTCGGGCGCAGCAAGGGCGCGTTCCAGCAGCAATACTTTATCCTCATCAACAAAGAGTACGGCGAGTGGGAGCCACGCAAGGGCTCGCTGGAGGCGGTCATGGAGCGCATCAAGCCCGCCACGTTCGTGCTGGAGCCTGGCGAGTACGCCGACAAGCTGCCGCCGCTGCACACGGTCGATGTCGAGTGCGACATGGACATGGTGGACTACAAGGAGATGAAGCAGGCGATGGTGCTGCGTTACGGCGACGAACGCGCTATCGCTGCCAACGCTGCCGTGGTGACGGCCAAGTTACAGCAACTGGCGTCGGGGTTCGTCTACACCGAAAGCGGGACGACTGTACACACATCGCCGCACAAGTTCGACGCGCTCGACAATCTTTTGCAAGAAAACCAACACGCCAATACAATAGTTGTTTACAATTTCCAAGCGGAACTGGAAGAACTTCAGCGCCGCTACCCGAAGGCCAGAACCATTGAAGGCTCGATTGATGACTGGAACGAAGGCAAGGTCGAACTGCTCTTGGTTCACCCCAAGTCCGCAGGGCATGGGCTGAACCTTCAGCATGGTGGCAGCAAGATCGTGTTCTTTTCGCTGCCGTGGTCGCTGGAGCTATATGAGCAGACGATAGGGCGCCTTCACCGCAGTGGGCAGCGCCACGATGTTTGGTGTTATTGCATGATAACCAAAGACACCGTGGACGAGAAGATCGCGCGGGCGTTAGCGGATAAACAGTCGGTTAGCAGTATTGCGATGGAGGCGTTGAAGTGAAGCACAAGCTATTTGCCGCGAAAGCGGAACTGAAGATCCGGCAACGGCAGATGAACGCTGCAATCCGCAGCTACAACAAAGTACAGGGAAGAATTGATGGAATCACTAGAAAACTGGCGGGTGTTGAACCAGCACCTAAACACTTTCGACGAAGCGAAAGTATTGACCTTGCTCGAACACGAAAAAGCGAACCGCCGCAGGGCGATGGTCTTGCAGCGCCTGCACCAGAGGTACAACGCGATGAGGGTGTCGCGCGAGCGGATTGAACTGTTGGCGACGGCGAGGTCGATATGAAGTGGAACAACAAAACCCCGCCAGAACCAGGCTGGTACGCCGCGCGGTTTGCCCGTGATGCGTTGTCACGCCCGTGGATGAATTCGTATAGGTGGTGGGACGGCAGGGTCTGGTCTTGGCCTGCGTTTCCGCATGAGACGGCAGTCATGGCTGGTCGGTGGGCGGCCAAGAAGGAAGTGAAATCCTACAACTACGAAATTATTTGGGGGACACCATGATAAACGAGCGATACCCGAGGACGATGCAAGAGGCTTTTGGCCCGTATACATCAGATGAAATTTACGAAGAAGAAAGTGATTGGGTATGGGTGGTAGTGTCTTTCGCCGCAATGCTGGCTATGCTGGTGATCGTTATATGAGCGCCAACGACACCCAAGTGGGCGGTGACCACTACCGAGACAAGAAGATCCAGACGTGGGACTACATCGTGCAGAACGAGATCCCGTACCTTGAAGCCTGCGTCATCAAGTACGTCAGCCGTTGGAAAGAAAAGGGCGGCGTTGAGGATCTTCGCAAGGCCCAGCACTACTTGGAGAAGTTAATTGAAGGGCTGTAGCGGGGCGTGTGACCAAGGGCGCAAGCTATGCGTGTGCGACCGGTCAGGCCGGTTTTCACGGGTGTTGGGAGCGCTGTTGATTTTGATTCTTTGCGTGGGGTATTTTTTATGAGTGATTTGAAACAAGCAGCGCAAGAACTGTTGGATTCTTGGGATATGCCTTTTAACTTTCACCCATCAGCACATCGCTTTGAAAAACTCCGCGCTGCCCTCGCGCAGCCGATTATTCCGCCAGAGATAAAAGGAAATAAAGCAGAGCCTGTGGCGGGGATGTATGACTACACAGCCCCACCCCAGCGCAAGCCGCTGACGGATGAGGAGATGCGGAAAGTGCTGAAGACCTTTTATTTTGACCCTAACGTAGTGTTTGGTGATGTTGTCCGTGCCATCGAGAAGGCGCATGGTATTGGGGGTGAGGCATGAATATCAGAAAACTGTTTGCGCGGGAGTTTTGCGTGGCTATTTTCGTAGTTCTATGGATTTTGTTTCTTCTGTATGCGGTTCTGATTGGGGATGAGCATGGATGAAGATGTAGAGCAACCAGATGCTTTGGTGAGGGTGAGCAAATGATGATCTGGCGGTGCGCCGCGAAGGTAGCCAAGGACTCGATGATCTACCGCAAGCCGGTAGAGGAGTTGCTGTCAGCAATGGGGTACGGGATACACGAACGCGCAGAGGCGCGGGACGAAGATATGACGGCCAGAGAACTAACCGAATGGGTACGGCGCAATGCCGTCTTGAGAAATGACTGAACTAGAACTTGAAAACCAGCGCCTGCGCGAGTTGGTCGAGCAACTGAAAGCCGATTTGAAAACCGCGCTACAGGCGTACCGCGATGTTGTGTCCAGAATGTAAGGCGTGGTCTATAGTGCTAGACACACGGGGTATTCGCAGGCGTCGGGAGTGCGCCAACGGGCACCGGTTTTACACCGAGGAAGTCGTCAGGCAACCGACTTCACCTTCTCGAAAGTCCGTAGCCCCGAAAGCCCCAGCAGCGCCGTGAGCAGTTCCCAAAGATGCTCGTCGATGCCGGGGAGCGTGGGCAGTGGATTGTTTGTGACGATCCCTACCCACGCTACCAGCGGTCGAACGATGTACTGCATGGCCAGCGCCGCAGCGCAGACCCATCCGATAGCAGGTCGCCAGGACGAGGTGAACGCATTAGGGCTGGCGGCTTCAGCCTTGTTGATGTCTATCTGACCTTGCACCAACGCCAGTGCCGCTGCTATCTGAGCGCGTTCCTGCTCAGTCTTGTCGGGCCAGATTCGGCCAACGACAGTTTCGACCAGCGAGGCCACCGCGTCTACTGCCACAGGTTTGTCTCCATCTGTGACGCCAGACGCACCGCCCGCTTAGGCACCTGACGCGCCCAGTTCGAGTCCAGCATCTCTTTGGCGGCGATACCCCAATGCTTGGCCTCGACTGCTGCCAGCATCTGCTTAAATTTGAGCAGATTGGCCACGCCCATGTTAAAGGCCATGTTAATCAGCACGCCTTGGCGAGCCGACGACAACTCGGCAAAGAACGGCAGCGCCGCCTTCAGCGCCTCACGGCGGCTGATGATGTCGTTGTTCAGCAGGTAGGCAACTTCATCGGGGCGCAACCCGCCGCCCTTCTTGGCGTCGATCAACCGCCCTACACCGATAGTCCAATATCCGAAGTGATCCTGGTAGCAGGTGGGCGACTCGCCCTCATCACGTCGGAGTTGGTCTACGATGTTCATGTTTTGTCGGCCTTGTTGTCAAGTCGGTCAAATAGGCGGGTCAGCATCTCTTTGATCTCGCGGACATCAGACTTGAAGTCGTCCCGCGTGACGTAGACCTTTGGTAGCTCCTCGCGCAGCTTGGCGAGATCCGATTTCAGTTCCTTGACCGCCGCCCAGAGTTCTCTGGCGAACCAGCCCAGAACCCCCGCCGACGCACCAAAGATGATGTTGATAAGGTCTTGTTGGTTCATGGGGCAAGGTTGTTGACTGGCGGTACGACAGGAGCCAACTGATTGGTTGGTTGCTGCAAGGCTTTTGTGACCTTGCCTTTAACTTCGCGGGTGCGTGCAATTTCTGCAGCAGTTTTGGCAAACGGAAACCGTATTTTTGCCAAACTGTCCAATCCTTGCGTGACAACACCACCCGATCCGCTGTAGTTTACAGCACCGGGTTGCTTGACCACGACATCCTTGATGGCATCGCGCAAGTCCAAGATTTG